GTGGTTCAGGGTGGCTAGTCAATTCCGGTGTATCAGAAGTGGCAACGTAGTGTCGTTCTCCAACGAGGACGACATTCGTTCAACCCGTTCCAATGAATCCTATGAGGAGGTGATCCATGAAACAAAGCCCAATGAAGCCGTCAAAATCCCGCAAGCCGCCGAAGCGCAAGAAGTGCTGAAACCGAAGCGAGGAAGGCCGCGCAAAGAAGAAGTGATGGAGATTTGAGATGGCGTGGACATACGACAATCAAGATTGGGCGCGACTAGTAAACGGCCAAATTCAGCTTAAAAATGCTGATGGATCATGGTCGAATGCTGGTACGCCTGAACATGCGGAGTCCATGTCGTATGTTCAAAAGGCGGCGGATAGCGCAGAAGTCGACAAGCTGATTGCCTACGCCCGCGCAGGAGGCTCACTTAACGCCGAGCAAAGCGCGTTCCTTGCAAATCCATTGCTCGGGATGGATTCTTACGGGCAAGGGTCGAGGTGGGGCGCAATCAATCTATTTGACAATCAATTCAGCCCGCAACAATCCGGTGCGCTACAGCAGTTTGGAGTGAATGCAAATCTATCCCCCGCTGATATTGCGGCAGGCCAGCAGTTCAACCAAGAGCAATCTCCCGCCGCCCAATCCGCAAGATCAGATTCTGGTGGATTTGGGCTGATGCAATTAGCGATGCTCGCCGCTGCCGTGTATTCGGGAGGCGCTGCGCTAGGTGCATGGGGCGCTGGTGCTGGTGCGGCGGCTGGAGCAACCACGGCATCAGGGATGCTTGCAGCGGAATCGGCGGCACTGTTAGCGGAAGGGTTCACAGCGGCAGAAGTAGCGGGTTCTCTTGCGGGTCTAGGTAATGCGGCTCAGATTGGATCGGTACTTACTGCCGCAGGGGTAAGTTCTGCAACAGCGGCAACGCTGGCAGGGGATGTTGCAAGCGGGATGCTAACTGGCGCAAATGCAGGGAGTGGTGCTATGGATTGGACAGACGTTCTAGGCGAATGGCCTAGTTATGGGGATGCTTCCTCTGGAGGAAATATGTTTGATCCCTCCAGCCTATTCCCTGACTTCACAAACTACTCTGGGCAAATGTCGAGCATTCCTGGGCTTGAGCAATCGCTTACACAGGTTCCGTTGAACCTATCTGCTGGCGCTGGACTTGCATCTACTCCGTGGTATCAACAACTTCTCCAACAAGCCGCAGATAACCCACTCGGAACCGCAAATCAAACCCTGAAAGCCCTGAATTCCTCCGGCCTACTTTCCGGGGGGCTAAGTGCCGTTGGCGGATACTTGTCTGGAAATGCAGCGCAAGACGCCGCATCGAAAGCCGCTGCTGCACAAATCGAAGCAGCGAAAATCGCCGCCGATGCTGCTAAGTTCAAACCAATCGGCGTTACAACGAGATTCGGGCAATCCGACTTCACCAAGGACGCGAACGGCAACGTAATAGGTGCAGGATATAACCTGACTCCTGATGTCAAGGCGCAACAAGATGCACTGATGGCTCAGTCTGGTCAGATGCTCAGTCAGTATCAGAACGCTCCTGCCGCCTTCGCTCCAATGGGCGATGCAGGACAACGCGCCATGTCGCTCGGAAACCAGTACCTTGCTACCGATCCGGCAGCACAGGCACAGAAGTACATGCAAGAGCAACAGGCACTATTGGCGACTGGACGCGACCGTGATATGAGCCAGATGCTATCTGGCGAATACAACCGTGGGACGTATGGCTTGGCTACCGGCGCAACCGGAATGATGGGTGCGGCTAATCCTCGCTTGGAAGCACTGATGAACGCACAACGCCAACAGGATTTGGGCTTGGCTGCACAGGCGACACAGGGTGGCATGGATTACGCGAAGTTCGGCGCGGGAATGGTCGGCACTGGTGGCGATCTGACGAAGGGAATGTATGCAGGACAAACCGCCGCATACGATCCGTACAAGACGGCTCTAGGAGGTGCTCAGACGCTTGAAGGACTTGGGCAACAGGCTTTGACTATGGGCATGGATTTAGGCCGTCAAACGTCGAATGCGGCAGCCGGAGGACTATTGGCGCAGGGCATGAACAGTGCGGCGCAAACGATGCAGCCGGCGAATGCGTACAGTCCGTGGGGTGCGATGCTGAGTGGGGCGGGGAATGCCGTAGCGAATTACACGAATCCTGCTGTCAATCAGCAGTACAAGTTTGATCCATTCACCGGGAGGCCGCTGTAATGGCTGACATCGTAGAAAGTCTATTCGGGCCGACGCCGTATCAGATTCAGCAGCAGCAGAATGCGAATCTCGGCGTAGCGGCTGACAAATACGCTTCGCAAGACCCGTTCCAGCGTGCGGCTGGACAGATGTTTCGTGGAGGCGGCATGTTGGGCGGTGCTGCTGCCGAGGGAATGGGCTATATGAATCCTGCTGCCGAACAAGCCAAATTGCGTGAGAGCGTGATGTCGACGGGCGGCGATATGTCGACCTCTGCTGGACTGAAAGCGAAGGCGGCACAGTTCGCACAGGCGGGCGATCAGCAGACGGCGATGAAGCTGATTATGCTGGCGCGACAACAAGAGGCGGAAGAAAGCAAGCAGAAGCTTGAGGCTGCGAAGACTGTTCAAGAATACACAAAGGCTAATCTTGACATTGCTCAAGCGCAAAAGGCGCTGCGTGAAAATCCGAATCTTGCTACGGCTACCGTTGGAGTCAAGGGTCGCCCAGGATGGAAGCAACTCATCATTTACGACAAGACTAAGCCAAATGATCCATATCAAGAAGTTGGAGAACCGCTTGAATCCGATAAGGGAACCAATGTTAACGTAGCGGCCCCTGTTACGCCGGTTACTATACAAGACCCAAAGAATCCTGATGCAACTTTGATTATTGATGGCCGCACTAGGAAGGTACTAGGGGCTGGCCCGAAACTCACTGAGACAGGGAAGATGAATGTAAAGAAACAATCAGCAATGGAAGGGCTTGTCGGAGACTTGAAGACAGCAGAAGACTTGCTTACTGGTGCGGCGACTGGATCAAAGCCAACATCAAGTGGCGCTGGTGCAGCATACGATTACGCGGCAAGTCTAGTTGGGTTTACGCCTGAAGGGTCAAAAGAGGCCGATGAGCTAAAGGTTGTTGCTGGTCGCTTGGTTCAGAAAGTCCCTCGTTTTGAAGGCCAACAGTCTGACCGGGATGTTCAGTTGTATAAGGAATCTGCTGCTGATGCAGGGAATTCAAAGATTCCAATTGCAAGACGGCTTGCCGCCGTGCGGAGAATGAAGATGCTGTATGAGGGCTACGAGAGTGGTGAACGCGGAAGGATTGGCGTAGGAACTTCTGCAACAAAACGAAAAGGTGGTTCTGCTGTTGATGCCGCACTGGAGAAATACAAATAATGGCTGATCTTGCTCAAGTCGAAGCGGCCTTCTTGAAGGCTGATGCAGCCGGAGACACGGAAGCAGCGGGGGTGCTTGCTGCGGAAGTTCGTCGCCTACGCTCTGAAGTCGCCGTACCGTCAAAGCCGATTTTATCGCCCGAACAGATCGCAGAGCAAAAGCAACGTGCAACCAAGTCAATGATCCGCGCTGAACGTGGTACGGCGAGAAATATCATTGGTGACGTGGTTGCTGGAGCCGGGGCGCTAGGAGGGAAGATTCTCGACATTCCTTCCAAGATGTTTGATGCTCCTTGGTTGCGAAGTGAAGCAAGCATTGCACAGGATACCGCAGATAAAAGCAGTGGCGCATACCTTGCTGGCGGGTTGCTTGACCCAATTGCACAAGCGGCAGGCTCAGGGGCATTTGCTGCCGCATCACGCACCCCGGCAATCCCGAAAGTCGCTGAAGCAACGTCAACGTACCTGAAGAACATTGCAGCGGGTGGCGTGACGGGAGCAGGATTGTCTGCTGCTCAAGGCGGCGATGCGGCTGAAGGTGGGCTATCCGGCGCAGGAATAACTGCTGCTCTTGGAAGCCCCGCACTGGCAAAAGTTGTCTCGAATATGTCTGGTGCAGCAAGAAATGTAGGAAACTCGCTTTGGGCAACGCTATCCAAAGGAGGCCGCGCTTCCATCGGGCAAAAAATGGTTCTCGATCAACTTCAGCCAGCAGAAAAAGACGCTGTGCTGAAGATACTCAGTACCAAGGGGGTTGATGTTTCTGAGCTAGGACAACCACTGACTACTGCACAAACTCTTGGTCAGGCCCGCATTGGACAGCAAGTAAAGGCTCCTGTCGGAGCAAGGGTTGCTGCGCTTGAGAGCGAAATTTCCAAGATGCCTGGTGGAGAAAATCTGAATGCGATTGCTGCTGCACAGCAAGGGGCTTCCCGTGAAATGATGGGAACGCTATCTGGAGGAAGGAATGCTCCGATTGATCCGCTGATTGGTATGTCTGCTGATGATATAGCACTAGCGAAAGTTAAAGCAGCAAGAACAGCTACAGCACAGAAACTATACCCGCAAGGCGAAGTTTCTGGCGACCGTGCGCTTAACGAAATCATGGATCGTCCCGCTGTCACTCGCGCTCTTGGAATCGAAGAACGAAGCGCAGGGAATGTTCCAAGGGCCACGCAGATTGGCAAGGATGCTCCTGCAAAGACGGTGTATCAAGGTGTTTTCACTGATTGGCAGCAGACCCCGTACAAAGAGGACATGCCTGAACAGTTCGCTAAATACTCCATCAAGTCATTGCAGAATCAGTACCGATTGATGGAAAAGGAAGTCAACCGCCTGATGAAGTCTCCGGCATCTACGGACGAGACTCTAGGTTACGAACTACGAGAAGCGAAGAATGCGCTAGGCGCATGGCTGTCAGAGAAATCGCCTGAATGGGCGCAGGCAAACCGTATCTTTGCATTCCAGTCTGTTCCGGCGAATCAGATGAAAGTTGGAACCGCGCTGTCGCAGAAGATGGAGCAATCGCCAGAAGCCTTCTTGAAGGCGACTGAGGCTATTCCTGCTCAAGAGAGGTTGATCCGTCAGGCAACTGGAAGGCCGAACCAGCAATTGTCTGATATGTTTAATCTTGGACAGATGAGCAAGATTTCTGGGCTTCGTAATGCTTCACAGATTACTGGAGAAGTTCAGGAATTGCAGAAGTTGGCAAAAGCTAATCTCGGAGATGAACGGGCATTCCAACTGCCAAACTTGCTTAATGTTTGGGTTGCTGTGGCTAACAAACTTGCGCGAGAAACCGCAAAATCAACGGTTGATGATGTGACAAGAGAAGCCGCTAAAGTATTGGCTGACCCGGCTTTGTTGAGAGAATTGCTTTCAAAAGATGCGGCAAGACGTGCTGCTATTGCAAGGCCAATGTCTACAGCTAGGATGGCCCCGATTGTTGGTGGAGCAAGTAACATTCAAGGAATGATGTCAGGAGCAAACCAATAATGGCAACGTATTTGGAATGTGTTAACGAAGTCCTCTCCCGCCTCCGCGAATCCAGCGTAGCCAGCGTCACGACCAGTGCCTACTCCACGCTGATTGGCCGCTATGTCAACGATGCCAAGCGTCAAGTCGAAGATGCATGGGACTGGACAGTTCTCGCCACAACGATCACGATTCCAACGGTAGCCGCACAGTCGACCTACACCGTTACAGGATCGGGCATCCGGCAGCGCGGAATCGCCGTCAATGACGCGACCAATAGGACGCGCCTGAGCAACGTGCCGATTCAGTGGATTGTCGATCAGCAGCAACTATCCACAGTCACGACAGGCATCCCCTGCTACTACGCATGGAGCGGCACGGACGGCACGGACAGCAATGTGGAACTCTACCCGACTCCGGCTGGCATCTACTCTCTGAAATTCAACCTGACTGTCCCACAGGCAATACTGTCGGCAGACGCCACAGTTATCACCGTACCCTCTGAGCCGGTCATAGCTGGCGCATACGCCCGCGCATTGGTGGAGCGAGGCGAAGATGGCGGGCTGTCGAGCGGAGAGGCATACGGGCTGTATAAGTCGATTCTGAGCGACTATATCTCGTTGGAGAAGGAACGATTCATGGAATTCGACTGTTTCGAGGCTACCTAAGTGGCTGATAACATCACGCCCTTCTCGATTTCAGCGCCAGGCTTCAACGGCCTGAACCTGTCGGATTCGCCTGTCGATCTTCCGGCAAGTTTTGCGCTGGAGGCGATCAACTGCGTAATCGACAAGTCTGGCCGGATTGCATCACGAAAGGGATGGACGCGGGCGAGTACGGCGAACACGGACTTGTCTACAAGCAACATCACCTGCATCGGGGAACTGATCCAAAACGACGGTACAGCTACGACGCTATGCGCTGGTGGCGGGTTCCTGTTCAAGCTCAGTGGAACCACGTTGGTTACGCTTACCTACGGCGGTGGCGGTGTAGCGCCGACGATCAGCGCGAACAACTGGAAATTCTGCCAACTGAACGGTGTGGCGATGTTCTGGCAGCGCGGATATGACCCACTGATCTATGATCCCGCTGTATCGACTACGACTTTCCGTAGGTTGAACGAGAAATCTGGAACCGCTGGAACTGTGTATCAGTGCAACGAGGCGATAAGTGCCTATGGTCGGGTATGGGCGGCAGACATATCGACCGACAAGCAGACGGTGGTGTTCAGTGACTTGCTTGCGCCTCATGTAATGACTGGCGGGACGGCAGGCTCATTAAACGTCGGACAAGTATGGCCGTCCGGTGGCGACGAGATTGTTGCTCTCGCGGCGCACAACAACTTCCTGTTCATCATGGGAAGGTTCCAAATCCTGATTTACTCAGGTGCGGATACGCCTTCAACGATGAAGCTGCAAGATTCGATTGTGGGCGTTGGCTGCATCGCTAGAGACTCTGTACAGAATGCTGGCGAGGATGTCGTATTCCTGTCGGATAGCGGCGTTCGCTCGTTGCTCAGAACCATCCAAGAGAAATCCGCTCCGATTCGCAAGCTCAGTCAGAACGTGCAGGTCGACCTGATGGGCGCGGTTGATCTGGAGAATACCGAAAACATCAAGTCGGTATACAGCGCAGCCAACAATTTCTATCTAATAACACTTCCAGCAACGGCGAACACCTATTGCTTTGATATGCGCTCGATTCTGGAGAATGGTGCGGCTCGCACTACAACTTGGACGCTGGTTGCAAAGTCGTTCTACGAGACAAAGGATCGCGTGTTGTACATGGGCAACGCTGGGTATCTTGGCGACCATACCGGATACTACGACGATGCTTCTGTGTATCGAATGTCGTACTACACCACGTGGATTGACTTCGGTAATCCGATTCAGACTTCGATTCTGAAAAAGGTGTTGGTAACGCTCATTGGACTGTCAAATCAGACCGTAGTATTCAAGTGGGGCTATGACTACAATAGCGCACAGTATTCGCAGACTTCGACGCTTTCCGGCTTATCGACTCAGGCCGAGTATGGAACTGCTGAATACGGGCTATCGGAATACTCTGGAAACGTCGCAATCAACGTGATGCCAGTTCAGGGTAGCAGTTCAGGGCGCGTGTTGCAGTTTGGACTTGAGGCGCAAGTAGGCGGGTATCAGATCGCTATTCAGCGGATTGATTTGTTTTGTAAAGATGGTCGCTTGTAAGGAGAATAATCTTGTCAGACTTCATCAAAATCACAGATTACGCGGCAAAGGATGCGCTGCTTACAGGAAATCCATCTAAACTCGTCAAGGGTACGGAAATCGGCGCTGACTTCGATGCTGTGGCAGTGGCGGTTGCTACCAAGCATGATGCGACAGATATTGGCGTAACCGTCCAGGCTTACGACGCCGACCTGACGACATGGGCTGGCATAACGCCGGGAACCGGAATCGCTACGGCACTCGCTGTGAATGTAGGGACTGCCGGTGCGCCTGTAATCAACGGCGGTGCGCTTGGTACGCCGTCCTCTGGCACCCTGACGAACTGCACCGGCACACCGGCAAGTTTGGGTCTGGCAAACGCGACCGGCCTCCCTGCTGCCGGCGTGACGGGAACGGCGCTGACTCTGGCAGGCGGCAACCTAACCGGCGGCATCAACTCTGCCCGTGGCAACATCACGCAACACGCGACTACGATGGACTTTTTCGCTACCACGTCGCCGGATATTCTGGATGGGACTGGTAGTGCTGTAACGATCACCGCTTGCGTGAATGCGCCGCAGGCCGGGGCAACGCGGAAGTTTTACCCCATTGTCGCAACGGTGCTGACTCATGGAGCGACGTTCGACATTGCCGGGAATGCGAACCTGACGGCGGCTGCTGGCGACTGCTGGGAGATTGAGGCTAAGACTGTTTCGACGTATCGAGTCAAGGCAGTGAAAGAGGATGGGACTGCAATCGCCGTGCTCGGCGCGACAGAACAAGCACTCACCGGTTACTACCTCCCCGCCGCAGGATCAGCCTACCAAGACTGCTACCGCGCTGGATTCCTTCCTAGCTGGTTCAACCAGCAGTGGGGCGGTGCTCAGTGGGGTACGTTGCCGGATGGTAGCTTTGGAAGTGTGGCTACTGGGAATGTGCAGGATGATACTGCTACTTCTTTGGGTATTGCCGGAAGGTATTACGCCTCCCAAGGGTTCATAGTTTCTGAAACAGTAGCAAGCCCTGTGGTGTGGGTGAAGGTTTATAAAAGTGGTAATCCGGCCAATGCGCTCACTGTCTCTATTAGAGCAAACTCAGGCGGTGCGCCAACTGGCGCTGATCTCGGAAGTGGAACTGTCGCCGCGAAACTTGTTACTAGCAAGACGGATGGGGAGTGGTATCAGGTAACAATCTCTGGTACGTACGCAGCAAACACGCAATATCACTTAGTTCTGACGCAAAGCGCAACAGACGCATCGAACTACTATTCATGGAAGGCCACAAGTGCAAAGAAGTACCCTCACGGTTATCTAAACGACGGTACATCTACTCCTATATGGACTCCCAATACAGCGTATGCCTACAGCTTCCTCATCCAGAACCCCACAGCCAACAGCATCATCCAGTCAGCAGGAATGTTCGATTACAAGCTAGCATTCAATCCCGGCACTCCGGTCAATCAATCCCGCAGCGTTGCACAACCTCTGGCCAACTTCTATGACGGCAAGACTTGTAGCGTTCTCTATCGTGGAACCTATGCCATCAGCACCAACGTCTGGGACTTCTGCTATGGACTCGATCATGACCGCATCACGCTCACCATCAATGCGTCAGGGTATCCAGTTCTCAGCATATACGAATCTGACAGAACCCTCGCTCAAGTTACGGGTACGGGCAGTGTAGCAAGTGGCAATCACGATGTTGGCATTCGTATTCGCACTATGGGCGATGGTGCAGATTACGCTACGTTGTATGTAGATGGAGTATCGGTAGGTACTCCGCTGACTGCTCAGACATTCACGATGGATGCTGCGATGGTGCAGCTAGGTACTTGCAGACTTGGTGATGGCTTCGGGATTATTCCAGCTTGGACGAACGACTCGCAATTCACTGCGTTGCCTAGCACGATGGGTTGGACAGGAACCGCTTCGCTAGTAACGGAAGCAAACGCATTCAGCATCCAGAACAATAAGCTGTACCAGAACAAGACGGCTTTCGATGCTGCTGGTGCGGGTTCTTACTACTACTACAGCAGAACTGCGCCGACCGCCTTTATGAATGCCACTGGATGGACTGTTGCACTCAAGTTGCGAGTTCCGACAAATACGAATACAGCAACTTCTGGTGGGGGCGGCTC